ATAGGAACCGAGCCGCGTGGGCTTTAAACACATTTGGTTCCTTAACTCAGCTGGGAGAGTGTCGAGCTGTTAACTCGGAAGTCATCGGATCGAAACCGATAGGAACCGAGCCGCGTGGGCTTTAAACACATTTGGTTCCTTAACTCAGCTGGGAGAGTGTCGAGCTGTTAACTCGGAAGTCATCGGATCGAAACCGATAGGAACCGAGCCGCGTGGGCTTTAAACGCACCTCGCCATAGCTCAGTTGAAAGATGACTGTAAGGTCAAAACATATATCCTTAGGTCCCTGGATCGAACCCAGGTGGTGAGATAGCCCGGTTAGCTCAGTGGTAGAGCGCTAGACTCTTAATCTAGTGGTCGTGGGTTCGAGCCCCACATCGGGCAGAAGTCGCCGCCTTTCGATGGCGCCGCCGGTGGGCGAAAACACACAAAAGATAGTATAGTGTTTAGTATCCCTGCCTGTCACGCAGGAGACCGGGGTTCAATTCCCAGATGCGGCGTGTCGGCGGACTCCAAACGCATGATAAAGTATGCAAGCGGTCAAAGCAGTGGGTTTCAAGGTCCCATCCTTCGGGTTCGCGGGTTCGATCCCCGTCTTTATCTATATGCCGGTGTAGCTTAGTGGTAAAGCGCTTGCTTCGTAAGCAAGAGATCATGAGTTCGAACCTCATCACTGGCATTAAACTTGATATATCTTTGTAAAGATGTATCAAAACCGATGTATTTTTCAAGAGTCTAATATTCTTTGTAATCTATACAATGATATATTTGTAGTCTTGGAAAGATCTGATAGAATAGAATCTCTCAATTGCATCTGTATCCATGCACGCGTGGGCCTTCTTTTGTTAACCAGAACAAGCTGTTCATTAAATTGTGTAACCAGAGAATCAACAACATGCAAAGCAAAAACATTATCAGTTGTGCACTCGTAGTCAGTTATAACATACACCCCATCATTCTGTTTAATCTTCAACACCGCGTTCACAGTCCTGTCCGCGAAATCCAATGTAACTATATGCCCCATCCCATATGTCCGTATGAAACCATGTAGATTCACCAAGTTAAACACATCTAAATAAAACCCCACAGTCATGCGCGCTGTTATGTTGGTCGAAATGTCAGTCAATATTTTATTGGCAACTTCACAAACTTTGCTGTTGTAGATATCCCTGTCTCTCAGATGAACCGCCATCCTGTAAACTGTCCTGAGAATATCATTCGGCATTTCCTTGTCAAAATTTGTGTCGAGCATATGCTGCTTAATTCTATCAAATATTCTTTTTGCGGAAACTTTCCTATGGGAAATATCCTATATGCCAAAGAATATGAGCACTCAATGTCAAGAGACATTAAGAGGTCAGAATTGACCGAGAGGCGGCGAAGGTCTCTACGACCCGGGCATCCGCCTCGGTGCTCAGCCATTTCAAAAGGATGTTGCGGGCGGCGTGGATGTCGCGGTCGCATACATTGCCACAGAAACACTCGAACGTCTTCTTGCTCCCGAGTAAGTAATTAACTTGCCCGCAAGCACCACACGTCTTTGAAGTGTATTCTTCGGTCGGTTCGGCGTATAGCAACCCCCTTTCCTCGCACTTGCCTTTCATACGCATCCTGAAGGTGAAATGACTGATGCCAAGCATCGAGCGGTTTGTCTTGGCTTTCAACATCCCGCTGACGCGTTTGGTTTCGAATGGTGGCAACAGCACGCCAGAACTTTCATCAGTTATATGATTTATGATTTCCCAGTGATAGGTGTCTCGCACACGTTGATGGTGGCGAAACAACTTGCGACGGTGTTCTTTTAACTTACTTTTCAAAATATTATCCTGACATTTTGAAATCCTACGGTCAACAATTGATACCCGCGTCCTTATGTCAACGAGTTTGGCATTCATATCTTCTCCCAAGGACTTAGAACCACCATCGGTCCCAAAGCACGCAAAGGGAGTGCGAACGCCGGGGTCTATGGCAACGATGGGTTTGGGTGTCTGGGTCCCCGTGGTCTTATACATCGGTATCAACAACCAGTGGTCTCCGTATGGGTCCCTCTGTATTCTACACTCCGCATCAGGGACATCTTCGAATGGAATAGACCCAAAATACCTGATTTGACCCAATGTTCTTGGCAACACCGTGAGGACACCGTCCTTGTGTTTAAGATACTTCCCAATGCCAAGAGAGAACCCATTTTGTTGTTGGTGTTTCTTCGTCTTGAAAGTTATTTTGAAATGTGTGATGTTTTTGTTTTTAAGATTTGTAAATGCTGCCTTATAGTTCTTTGCCGCTTCAAATATTGCTTGATGCCGTATCACTTTAGGAGTTGCCAAAAGCCATCTGCGTTTTTGAAAAAAAGAGTTGTATTCGCCATTTCTTGACTTCAAAGACACCAAAGCGTTTTGAAGTTCTATTTTATTCGCATTATGCGTTTTGTCATTGACTGATGATACAGCGGCATTGTAAGAATATCTGGCACCGTCCGCAAACTTCCTCAAAAGGATTTTTTGTTCCTTAGTAGGGTTCAGTTTCACCTTTCTTGTGCGAAGGACCTTTTTGATATTCGCATCATTTTGAAAGAGAGGTGTGATTGTTTTTTCCCAAGGGAGTATCTGTGTGAGTTCCTGGGTTTTCCTCGACCACCATTGTTTTAATCGTGGCATATTGATTATGAAAATCACTTCCTTTATATATCAAAAGTGTCGATATAAGACAAATGACATCAAATGACAAATTTATACAAGCATGCTAAGAAGTACAATACTTCCAGTTCAATGCGTCCGCAGTGACCGGGAACTGAATTAATACACGATGGCATCTGTAAAGATGTGACCAAACACTTCGGCCACAATGTCTCCATACTTTCCTTGCTTGTCAACAACATACAAGGAATAGTCATTTTCTTCTTCATATTTGCCGTCGGGTGTAGCATAGATATGCTTTGTGAGCTCAAACTCCTCGGTGTGTATCCAGAAAGTAATCGTCAGAGTGGTCATGCCACGGGAAGCAAGCAGCGTGTTCTTGTTAAACTGGGTGATTCGAAGAATTTTGTTTGAACCATCAAAAAGAGGGGTCTCCACAAAACCACACTTGTCCGTGGCAGCAAACTCCATCACTTGCGCCACAGTGTTCCTGATCTGGTCGAGCACATCCTCATTTCTCTCATTGATGGCGATCTTGGCGATGTGGCGAGCAATGTCATTTGGTAAGGCGATGAACATTTTGTTTTGTTTTTGGTGATTTACTAAATTTGCCTTCTTTTATGTCCTTGAAAATACCAGGGTCAAATGACAAGGAAACATAGCGCGCACAGCATATCATATCGACACATAAAAAGATAATTACTTTTTCTTTAGCTGTTTTTGCTTCCAAAGTGGCAGATCAGATATGTTCTTGGCACCAGCATTATTGGGGGACCACGCGGTGGGCTTAAATCTCTGTTGATTCATAGGATCACCTGCAGAGAACTCGAGGGCCTGGGGTCTGGCAACATCGCGGTTGATACGATTATGAGCTAGTTGGTTTGACGCAATGTTTAGGCTGCCAGGGGTTCCCCACGGATTTTCGACAGGGCTCTTTGTACCAAATCTGTCATCTTCGCCCTCCGCGGCAACTCCAGTGAAAATTTGCGCATTGACATTTCGCGGCTGTGTGCGCTGGATGCCGTCGTAGGTTGGATGGTTCTTGAGACCGTAACTGCCCTGGGAGGCGGGGGCAAAGTTGTTGACACGACCAGCACCAGGAGTGAAACCCATGTTCTGGGTGGTACGCTTGGATGTACGCCCCTCTGGTTGCAGTTCAAGGACGTCTAGACGTTCAGCGAACTGCCCACCTGTTGCACCTGCAGGACCCGTGAAGTAAGTGTCCTCGTACTGTTCGCGAATAGTAGACTCTGGTACATACTCTGGGCGCGCCTCACCTGCAGACTGGACAACGCCAGTGACACCTGCGGGCATGAGATACCTGTTTATGAGACCACGTTGAGAGTCCAGAGTGAATGACTCCTGCCCAGCCTCAGTCACATAACCACCAACCGCACCACCAGCTACGGATGTTCCATTGGGATTGATGATAGGGTCTGTTTGACCATCGCCGGTGCGCGGGCGCCCACGAGTCTGATCCACATAACGACCCTGAGGAGCGGACACATCAGCCTCTCCAACACCACTATAACTTTCGAAGGGCTTGAGACCAGAGAAACCACGAGGCTCGTCACCATACTGTGTGGCGGCGAGGATTGCACCATTGGTTGTGGGAAGTGAGGGACGTTCGTCATAGGGCAGCACAAGAGCGCCTGGGTTGTGGTTGACACTCTGGATCTGCTGGACCTCTCCCTTTCCTCCTGCAAGAGCGGTTCCAGAACCAGGGACGAGACGACCTGGTAACTGTGTGAGTTTGTAGTCATTGACGTTGAGAGGGAGCTGGCGATAGAACTGTTGGAAACCACCAGTTGCTGCGACCTCGGGACCGACGCCAAGACCGGGACCAACGCGGAGCTGTTCGGCGGGCATGACATTATTGTGCTGGTGAGAGTTGACGGAACGTGCCTTAAGCAACTCAGTGTCGCCAGGCATATTACCAATGGTTCCGTCAGACCCAACGCGGCCTTGGGGAGTCATGCCAAAGAAGTTGTTAGCTTCCTGCTTGTGCTTATATGTTCCTGAGGTGCTGAAACCGTCCAAGACCTGACCAGTGTAGAGCTCCATCCTCCGCTGGTTCATCTCAGGGTTGGTGTTCATCGTCTTCCCAGACGTAAAGAAAGGCATTACCTCCGAGGGTCTCTGGTTTGGGGTTATTATCCCGCTCTGCTTGGGAACCTGTGCCTCTTTCCACCGCTTCGAAGCCTTTTTGCGATAGTTCTTCACCATCTGGGTTGGCTTCGTGTCATACTCTTCATCTACACCGTTGCCACCGTCCATAATGCTGCGATACGTATTCCGATCTTGTCTAGGCTCTCGTCCTTCTTGTGAAGAGTATAGACCATACCCGATTATTCCAGATAAAATCAACAATTCCATATTACTTATACACTATAAATATTTTTAAAAACAAAATTTACGCACCGTTGCATCAAAGCTGAGAGTCTTAAGTTTTCTTGCAAGATCTCAATTCCGACAGTATATAGCTTCTGGTTATCATTTTTAACTTAAAAAAAATGACGGTATAATAGTATAGGACAAATGAGCAGTGCAGATTTCAAAAGAGATCTTTTACAGTTTGGTGGGATAAATGCAACAAATGGAACTATTTTCCTAAAAGGAAACATCCGTATGTTGGGCAACGGGTCTGCTATGCCCCAACTCACAGTTGGGAATCTGACAGTCACGGGAAATGCAGTGATCCCTGGGATAAGCTTTGCCTCGTTATCCGTAGCAGGTAACATAACATCTGGACAATTTTTTATCGGAAATGGTGCACTGCTCTCGGGTGTGACAAGCACCCTTCCAACCGCTGCGAACCTCGACATCATCGGAAATGTCACGGCCCCTGGGAATGTTGCAGTTTTTGGACAAGTGAACGCCCTCGGCAACATCGTAGCACCCTTCTTCATCGGAAACGGCTCCCAGCTGTCTGGTATCGCATCAACTTCACTCCCAGCAGTTGCAAACCTTGATGTCCGTGGCAATGTCATAGGCGAATATGCCAACGTGACAAATGTCATCGCATCTTCCGGAAATGTGGGCAACGTGCTCCTAGCGGGTGGCAACATTGCTGCGAGCGGACAAGTCAACGCCCTCGGCAACGTCGTAGCCCCCTTCTTCATCGGAAACGGCTCTCAGTTGACCGGGCTGCTGACATCGCTTCCTTTGGTTGCAAACCTTGATGTCCGTGGCAATGTCATAGGCGAATATGCCAACGTGACAAATGTCATCGCATCTTCCGGAAATGTGGGCAACGTGCTCCTCGTGGGTGGCAACATTGCTGCGAGCGGACAAGTCAACGCCCTCGGCAACGTCGTAGCCCCCTTCTTCATCGGAAACGGCTCCCAGTTGACCGGCGTCATTGCTTCCGGTGTCCAATCTCTTGATGTCCGTGGCAACATAATAGGCGAGTATGCCAACGTGACAAACGCCATTGCGGCTGCAGGAAACGTAGGTAACGTGCTCCTCGTGGGTGGCAACATCGCCGCAAGCGGACAAGTCAACATTCTTGGAAATGTAATTGGAAACTTCTTTGTTGGAAATGGGTCACTATTGACAGGAGTAGCATATACCCCACCCTCCGTGTCGAGCTCGGATATACGCGGTAACATCATTGGTTTGTATGCCAACGTGACAAACGCCATTGCGGCTGCAGGAAACGTAGGTAACGTGCTCCTAGTGGGTGGCAACATTGCTGCGAGCGGACAAGTCAACGCCCTTGGCAACGTCGTAGCCCCCTTCTTCATTGGTAATGGCTCCCAGTTGACCGGCGTCATTGCTTCCGGTGTTCAGTCTCTTGATGTCCGTGGCAATGTCATAGGAGAATATGCCAACGTGACAAACGCCATTGCGGCTGCAGGAAACGTAGGTAACGTGCTCCTCATGGGTGGCAACATTGCTGCGAGCGGACAAGTCAACGCCCTCGGCAACGTCGTAGCCCCCTTCTTCATCGGAAACGGCTCCCAGTTGACCGGCGTCATTGCTTCCGGTGTTCAGTCTCTTGATGTCCGTGGCAACATAATAGGTTCGTATGCCAACGTAACAAACGCCATTGCGGCTGCAGGAAACGTGGGTAACGTGCTCCTAGCGGGTGGCAACATCGCTGCGAGCGGACAAGTCAACGCCCTTGGCAACGTCGTAGCCCCCTTCTTCATTGGTAATGGCTCCCAGTTGACCGGGCTGCTGACATCGCTTCCTTTGGTTGCAAACCTTGATGTCCGTGGCAATGTCATAGGAGAATATGCCAACGTGACAAACGCCATTGCGGCTGCAGGAAACGTAGGTAACGTGCTCCTCATGGGTGGCAACATTGCTGCGAGCGGACAAGTCAACGCCCTTGGCAACGTCGTAGCCCCCTTCTTCATTGGTAATGGCTCCCAGTTGACCGGCGTCATTGCTTCCGTTGTTCAGTCTCTTGATGTCC